GGTTATTGAGTCCATACCACTTACCAAATTTAGTATCGTTGTTGCCAGTTTCTTTGTAACCAGCATCAACTTCGCCTTTTGCAAAGGCTAGGACTTTTTCGACTGACATCTATTTTTTCTTTGTTGTTTTCTTGGCTGTAATTTTTTTGACAACTGCCTCAGTTACTCCGTCGGCAATCTTGCCAAACGCAGGGTCTTTAGGATTAGCCGCTCTGATGGCAACGGGCAATACGGCAGAAACGCCAGCCGCTAAAATTGCTTTAAGTGCATCGCTATCAAGAGCAAGGATGTCCCCGCCTGTAATCATGAAGGCTGTTGTTATTGCCGCTAGGAATGAGCGTCCATACGAAGCGAGCATTGCTTTAATTTTACTGTCCATTATATTCTCCTAAGACTAGATGGATAAATTCTAACCCATGGTTTATGAACCACGGTTATTATGCTTGTTTCCCAATTACTAACAAATCTGCACCAAACGATATTAGCCAAACTGTATCGTTTGCCGTTGGGCTATAACTGCTCAAATACTTAACTCTAGGCAAAGTGTTTGCGCCTCCAGCAATTCGAACATCAACACTATTGGGACTGACATTTACAGTCATAACTTTTCCTTGACGAAGCCGAAGAGTCGGGGTGCTTTCATCCCCTTTTATTTGATTGACTAGATAACTTAAGTCCATCAGAATCTCCTACTTCTACCAATTGCGTTCATCGTACCCTTGGCATCTAGGGGTATTGTGATTGAGTCTAAGGTCAAAATTTTATCTACGCCAACTGGCGCACGGGTAATTTTTACTAAATCGTAAACATCGTGGGCGGGGTTCACTATTTGGTCCCATGTAATTTTCTCGGTTGAACCTATGACTTTTTTTAACTCAGCCTGAGCCGCCTCGGTTGCCTCGGCAACTGTTAGCACCGTTGGACTGCTCATAAATTTTACAACTTCACCGTAGGTTTTACGGTAGGTAGGGGAACTTGGGTTATCGTCAAAGGCTTCGCCGATTACACCGATAGACAAGTTTGTTCCCTCGCCTGTAAATATAACCCCATTGTAAGAATCATCAACACTTAAAGAACGATTTACTTGGACGAGAACAGAATCCTCACCGTCCGCATAGGTAGCAACCGCGTTTCCCAAATCGGGATTTGGAATTGGTCTCATACGGGCTATACCGTTTTCATCAAAATATAAATCCATGGAGGCGGACTCAGCAATTTTCAAAGCCTCTCGCCACGGGTCACTTGACTGGTCAAGAGTTGGATATAACAAAGTTGTTACCTGACCAGTAGCAGGAAAAATAGTTTTTACTTTGGGGTATCTAAACTTGAGCATATTGGCAATGGCTGTCTCTTTGGCTGTGCCATCTTCAATATAGAACTCATGATTAGTAAATTTTGCTCTAGTCAAAATAAGGCTACGGTCAGAACCTCTAATTGAAATTTTTGTTCCTTGTGGTGAATCCGAAATATCAACACTTGTTATGACAAAAACACCTAGAGGAACTAATTCTTCGGTACCATCTGCAAAAACTATTCCTCTATAAATTTTTACTTCTCTGTTATAGGGAAGAAGAATGGAGGAGATATTATTGGTTGGCAGTAAAGTTCCGTCTTTATCAATGAACTCAAGAGTACATTCTCGTCTTACTGAACGACGATTATCAATACTGACTTCACCTGCGATTGGTTGAGCCGTGCTGATAATAGTGTCGTTCTTCATATCATAAATCTCAATTTTTGTTTTTGTTACATGAGATTTACGAATGGTCTCCTTAAATGATTCGGAAACTGGATACATTACGGCGCATCGACTTCGTAATAATTTATTTTAACTACTCTAATTAAATTATCTATATGACCTGATTCTGTCCAGTTTCTATCTACAAAGCGAACATACTTTTGGCGACCTAAAGGGTCGGTTACAAATAAAGTGCCTTGGTATGTAATGACTGGGTAAAGTTCATCCCACTCATCTTCGCCCTGTGTAGTAATTTGATATGAGCCATCCTCGCCATATATTGATTGGGCTATGACTACGGACTTGGATGCGCCAAGAGGTTTGAACACACCAAAGGACTCAACAATATTTTGATTCAACGGTTGCTCTACATTTACTCCAACCATTTTTATAGTTGTATTTTCAGGGGCAACAAAAGACCAAGTAAGTTGATTATCAACTAAAATTAGTTCCGATGTTGTATACGCTGAGGAAATAAGTGCCATTAAATATCACCCCTTGCTTTTGCTCGATATTTTATATTTGTGTCAAACGGTGCCTCGAAATCACTTATTTGAGCAATCTGTGAGGTATCTGCATCAACTGGGCTATTGCGAATAGGTGTGAAATTTACACCATCATCATCTGAGCGCTCAATGTCAAAAGCAAGGTCGGCAAAACCTCCGCGTGTAAACACGGCAGTATCACCAGCGTGAAATGCTATTTTGTCTACATAATGTATTTCACTTGTCGCCGCGCTTGCAATTTTTACAAATACTTGAGCATGAGTCGCAGTTGGTGGGGCTAACACAGTAGCGCTTGCAGTCGAAAACGCGGCGCTTGTTGCACTTACCGCGGTGCCAAAAGTAGTGGAGATTGTTGCGCCAGCACTTGTTAGATAACGAATTCCAACTGAAGCGGAGCGTGTTGTACTGTGAGCGCGAAAATCAGCAATAGCAGAAAATTTTTGGTTTACTGAAACTGGGAATTTAGTTGCGGTTGTAGTAGATGCTGTCATGTCACCAGTAGCAGTAGCAGTCATTCTTAAGGATGCGCTACCAACAGAAGCCTGAGCAGTTGAGCGAGCAATAGCACAATTACTTGATGCTTCCCAACCAACTGTATCTGTTTCTAAAGATGATTGGTTTGCACTTAAAGCATTTGTTCTACCAAAAATAGTAACTGTTATAGCCTTAGTAGTCTCGTCAAAAAATGCTGTAATCAATGGTGGGGCAGGAGCGTCCACATCAATTGCGAATTGGCTGAAGGCATAATCACTAAAGTAGTTAGCACCGTTAAGTAATTGAGCAACTCTTACATAAGCCCTAAAAGTTGTGTCGTCTGCTAAGTCTGCTTCCAAGGTTTGACCATCATTGCTTGAGGTAACAATTCCCGTTTCAACTGTTGGAGTTGAGGTCGCCGCGCTAAAACCTGTGCCGTTGTAAGTAGTGGCGTCAAAAATTTTTATTTCGTATGCGCTCTGTGGGTCACCGTCTGCATCGGCATAAGTCCAAGTGACTGAAGGAAAAGTAGTAGTGGTGATAGTTCCGCTTGGTGCTGTAACTGTTACGGTAGGTTGAGTAGTAGTTACTACATCTACAAATAAAGACATAAGTTCGGCACGGTCACCGCTAATGATTGCGTTATCCGTAAACTTGACAACAAGATTGTCTAATAAAGTTTGAGTCCATTCTGCACCGTTTGGCGCGGTTGTTAATTTTAAGGCTGTGTCTAAGGTAGTCAAAGAAAGTGTGTTTGCTTTAGTAAAAGGAACTGAGTAGTAAACCTCTCTACCATTTCGGTCTGTAATAACGCCAAGACTTATTTGAATACTTCCAGTAGTGCCAATACTTGCTCTAGCCCGTAAATTTACATATTCTATTTTTTCTGTTGCCGTTAAAGTTTGTGTATCGAACTCTGCCTCGTAAGAAGCGGGGACAGTAGTGCTTGTGCGTTTAATAAAAGTTGCATCACTTCCATCTGCTAACGCGGCGTGTACTGAGGCAGAGCCACCATTTATAGTAAATACTGCGGCGTTGTTCCAGTTTGCGTTAGGGCGAAGTACATAGGTAGCCATTATTTGTTAGCCAATTCTTTTGCCAAGATAGCGAATGTTTCTTGAATTCTCTTAGTAATTATGTCAGCCTTTTCATCTTGATTTGTTGCACCTGTTGTATCAACATTGACTACAAACGCGCCTTGTTCAATAACAATGTTATTACCACCAAGTCCTTTAATTTTTGCTTCTGCATCGGTGACTTGTGCAATGCTCGCTTGGGCTGAGGCTATTTGTCCTGAGAAAGCCGCGTCAGAACCGAAGGCTCCAATCGCCGCTCCAGTAAAACTAATCTTTTTTTGTAGTTCATTTATCTGAGTGACAGCATCGACTCCGCCACCAATAATTGACGCCGCTAACTGAGCGCCTTTAAGTGGACCTGACTCAATAATATCTTGCAAGGCTTTTGAATCTAATCCTAAACTTTGTAGGGTTCCAATTTGTTGAGCAAACTTTTGTGACTTATCCAAACGCATACGCATATTTTCAATAAGAGATTTAGCCTTTGGAATAAAACCATCGGGCAACTCAACTCCCTTAAGACCAGCAAAACCTAAGATTGTGTCTTTGAGGGAATCAGCAAAGTCTTTAGCCGCTTGTTGCAAGTCTCCTAAAACATCCTTCATAGACTGAATTCCATCAGCCATTGCTTCTCTAATTTTTTTCATCACATCAGCAGAGTTTTGCAATTCATCAGCCGCGGTGTCGTTGCTTGCATTTACCTTTGATAAATCATCTGCTTTCTTTTTTTCTTCTGCTAAAACATCGCCAAAGCCAAGACCAGTTTTGAAAGCGTCTGCTATGTCAGTAAATACACCACCAAGTTTGCCTAGTACATTTCCTTGGGTAAATGACTCAATACTAACCGCTAGACCAAACAAGAAATCACTTGCTTTAACAGCCGCCTCGCTTGTATTTTTAACTATAAATTCACCAATTTTGAAACCTTGAATTTTTTCTAATTGACCAATTATTTTTCCATAACCTTCAGACGCAAAAGTGGCGCCTTTAATTAAACCTGAAACTACTTTAGAACCATTGTCTTGTTTAGCAAAATCAACTAATTTCATATTAAAATCGAGCATCTTGTTTGCAATTCCTGATATTGCTCCAGCGGCGCCTTCTGAGTAGTTACCCCAACTTTTTGCAGATTTTATCAAAGTGGTTGAAACAAAACTAATGGCATCAATACTTCTTTTTGAACCGTCCTCAGTATCACCAAATAAAGCATCGGACAAACTAGAGCCTATATTTTTAAGAGTGTTTACTGCTGAATTGCCAAGACTGTTTAGTGACGCAAAAACAGATTCTAATAATTTACCTACGCCTGGGACTTTCATAAGTAAACTCACAACATTCATAACCCACCCTTTAACGGTGTCCAAAGCGCTATTGAGGAAATTGCCTACTCCTGAGCCAACGGTTTTGAAAATATTAAATATGCCTTTACCTAAGAAAGCAAACGCCGCAATAACACCTTTAACGATAGTCTTAGATATGTCTAAGAACTTTTCAAAAATGTAAATACCGCTTGCAATAGCCTTAAGAATATTTGCAAAACTTACAACAATTTGTGTTACTGCTAAGGCAATAATTCTTAAAACTGCATTAAATACATCAATCACTACTTTTCTAAAAGTATCATTGTTTTCCATCAAACTTAAAAAAGCGTCAAGTATAAATTTGACACCTTTTGCAATTCCTAAAAAAGCATTTATGTATGTGTCGTAAACAAATTGAATTACAGTAGCAACTACTTTGCCAAAAGTGTTATTTATGTCTATCAGGTTACCAAAGCCAAGTAATAAACTTGCAAAGGCTCTTAATATGAAGGCAACTACTTTTCCAACTACCGATGCCACAGAATTGAACACTAGAGTAAATCCTTCTCTAAATGTTTCTGAATTTTTGTACAAAATTACTATGGCTGTTACAAGAGCGCCTATTAGCATTACAACTCTTAAAATTGGATTAGCCGCTAGAACTGCATTGAACGCCGCCATAGCACCTGCACCTTGAACCATAACTAAAGTCATAAATGCTGTATAAGCAACAAATAATTTTTGTTGGATAATGATTGCAGTTAAATACGCTTTGTAAACTAATAAAGCGGCACCAACGGCAACAAGAGCGCCTCCAAGGACTTTGAACGCTGTTGCGTTTCTTTGAACAAAATTTATACTTCCGCTGATTGCTGAACCCAATGCGGTAATACCTTTAGCAACAACTCCAACGGCAATCGCAACTGCCTCGTTTAGAACTGCGGCAAGTTTCATAAATGGTGGAATTAAAGGTTTCAAGGAAGCAACTAATTTTACTAAGGCTTCTCTAACTTGGGTTGATGTAGCGGCAAAAACAATAAATGCTACAACTCCAGCGTTCATCATTTTGAACAAACCTTGGAAAATAGGCAAGGCTTGGAATATTTCTTTACCAGCCTTAACACCCACAAATGCCGTAAACGCGGCAACAACTGGCAAAGCCTTTTCAAAAGCATCAGCAATTTGGTTTACACTAACTTTACTCTTATCTACCTTGTCAATAAAGTTACCTAAGCCTGTTGCTATCTTTGCAATAGGGTCGGATAGTTTTGTAAATACTTTCTCCATAGCGGTTAAGAATTTATTGAAAGTACCCGTACCGTTTGCCGCTAAGGTAAATCTTCTGTATAACTCGTAAGTTGCCATAATTACTGCACTAAAAGATGCAAGTAATTTTTGACCAACAGAAACTTGTAAATTATTTGTTAAATCAGACATTTCTTTTAGAGCCTTAGATGGACTCTTCATGGCTAGTGCAAAAGCACCATTTACTTTTGCACCCTCTTTAATAATTAAATTTAGAACCGCTTGGCGTCTTTCAGCCATAGTTAAATCTTTGGCACTTTTACCAATTGAACGGGCATACATTGAGTAGGCTTCTGTTGCTCCAGCGGTAATACCAATTTGACGCAACATTCTTGTTTGACCAGTTGTAATAGCAAAAGTTAAACTTTGCAAAGCATCAGCGGCATTTACACTTGCAGTTACAGATAAATCTTGAGCAATTGTGGCTAATTTTTGAGCGTCAGCCAAATCAACATTGGACTGAGCAAGTTTGATTACTGTCCTATTAGCGGCGGCGGCAGTAATTCCAACTGCTCTAATTTGTTCTACTGTTTCAGCAAGTTGGGCGTAGCCATAACGAGATGATTTACCGATAGCCTGTAAAGCAATATCTAACTCTTCAACTTGAGCGGCGGCTCTAAAAGACTTAACACCAAAACCAATTAAAGCAATAGCCGCGGTGCTTGAAGCAAGACCAACTGCTAATAAACCTTTATTAAGATTTCCCGCGGCATTTTGGAAAGTTTCCGTACTGCGTCGAGCCTCTTCTAAACCTTTTGTAAATTGTGCAGAGTCCGCAGATAATCGAGCGCGGACTTCCATGGTTGGGGACTCAGCCATTTATCTTCTCGCCTTCGCTCTTCTCTCGGCTTTCTCGCGTTCCTTTTCTTTTACAAGATAGAAAGCGTTCCACTCAGTTAATTCCATACTGCTAAGTGGGCGGTGGGATTTACTTCCGTAAAGAAGTTCTCCCACCGTCCTACCTAACTTTTCTGCTAGTTCAAAAAGAAACCGTCTCTCAGGATTCTTTAGGAAATCGAGCCTGTGCTTGGTCTACCGCCTTGTCACCTAGACCTGAACTGCCAAGAGCCTTTGTTGCCAAACGCTCAATGACTGCGCCATTCTTAGAAAGAATTGCTTCACGGTCTTGTTCTGTAAAGACTGGTAAACCCGTTGTAGGGTCAAACACAGTTGCGATAACAGTCTTTGCGTACATATTAGAAACATCAACTTTATCTGAAGTAACTCCTTCAGTAAGTGTTGCTCTTTGTCCAGCCGTCATAGAACGAATTTCTACTGTAACTCCCCATTCAGGGACTTCCAATAACTCTTTCGTAATATCATCGGCGTCAAATATGTTTTTGCGTAAATCTGTCATTTCTTTTCTCCTTGGGACACTAGGTTGGTCACGATAAATTATTTAGTTTTTTTGAATCAATTCCTATTAAGCGTAGGTACCGCGTGTTACGGCGCCTGTTATTTGGAACTCGGCTGAGTATGTCACTACATCTCCGATAGCACCACTCTTCTCGTAAGAGGTTAGAAGTGCTTCTCCTGTGTACTTAACAAAGGTTGCTGTTGAACCTTCAGGACCGTACTCGAATGAGACTGAATCTGCTTTTCCTACGATAGCCGCTAGGTGAGCATCAACTGTTGCATCAAAGTTACCTGATACTGAAAGTGTTGCATCTGATAGCCCAACTACATAAGACTTTGCTGAGGCACCAAAAGCGCTGGTCTCGGCGGTGTCTACTGATTGTGGGAATGAAACATCTGTAAGGGTATTGCTAATATCGGTAAGGGTTCCAGCGTTGTTGTCTACCTTGAATACGGTGGATTTACCATGTCTAAATGTTGGCATTTTTTTACCTCCTAGTAAAAGCCACCACAGGGGTAGCCGAGCCTGTTGAACCTGCGACT